TATTCTTTTGTGATTTTCCTTTTTTAAGTGGCATCACATCACCATTAAATGTTCCATAACAAGTCTGCGATCTTCTCTAGTTTGACATTGCAATATGATTCCTTCACCTATTTGCATAAGATCCTCTTTTTTTTGACCGCTGCTTTTTCGTATCTCATCAGCAATCTGTTTTGGTACTGTCTTGTCTCTTGGGAATTTTTTTGACAAGGCAAGTGCTTCCTCTAAGTTCATAATTCTCCTACTATTTTAAGGGCATTATCTACAGTCTCCTCAACCCAAGTATAGAGCCTCGGAGCATATTTTTCCAAACCTTCTGGATTTAAAACATATTGAACAAAACTTTCTGCAAATAATTCTTGTGGATTTTTCATTGAATATCCAGTAACAAAATTAATTCCACCTAATTTTTTATATTTGCTGCCTAATGGGGCTGCTCCATTACCTTTGAAATGTATTTGATGTCCTATCTCATGGATCATAGTATCAAGCCAGTCAAACTTGTCCTCAGTTTTATTTCCAGTTGTCCAAGCTACTCTCTCTGTTCCTTCCTTGAATGGCAATCCACGTTGTTGCAGATTTCTGTTGTAACTGTTTTCAAGCACCTCTTGTGCTGTTTTTCTCATACTCTTTGCTCCTGTTTTTGTTACTTTTGCTGCTTGTTTACTTGTAGAGACAGCGGTATTAACAACTGAGCAATATTGAGAGGTATAGCCTAAATTACCTCGCCCTGCTGGTGTGAAGCAAAACTGAAAATCTTGTCTAAAGCTGCCGCTGATTTTATTTGCTTTTTCAAAATTACTTACTGTTCCTTTTGTTAGAAATCTACCTTTTCTCATATAGCTTGTTTTATCTGCAAACATTTCATAAGTTTTTCTAGTTGTTTCGTTTGCTTTGTTAAAGAATTTTCTGTTCTGAACAACAATTTTTTCATAAGCTTTGTTGTAATTCCACCTATCTCCAAGAATGTTGATCTGATTAATTGTTCCGCTTTTTTTCAAATAATCCTTCATTTTTTTGACATTTGCACCAGCCCGACCACCTAGAGCTTCAAGATTATCAATACTATCGTCAACGAACTCTTGTGCAGATTTAGCTATGTTGTTGTCTTTTAAATAAGCGTCCATAGTTTCAGTTGATATAACCTTTGAACTCCTTATGGAATCTGGTGGAGCTACTGGTGGAGCTACAGTAGTGACAGCTTGAACTACTGGCTTGATAGCACTAGGTTTGCCATACAACCTTTTTAAATCCTCAAGACTACGCTTTGTGCCATCATTACGGATCATTTTTCGTAAAGCCTTCTGTCCAGATCCCTCTTTACCAGCAAGTCTTTTAAAATAATTTACTTTTGCTTGATTGCCAAGAGTTTTAATTTGAAGTTTTTTATCTTGATCTAATAGCCAGTCTCCATATTGTGTTCCCTGCGGAACTCTGCCTGTAATTGATGGTCTGGTGTCAAACTGTGTTGCTGGCGGTTCTTCGAGACTTGGATAATCTTTTTGCAATTTTTTAAAGTCAACAACAGGGACAGTAGTAGATCGACAATTAAAGTGTTGCGGTGGTGTTGGGCCATTATTGTAATCAAATGTTTGTCCATCAAGTCGCTGACATATAGCACTTGTTCGAGAGTCCAGCGTTGCAACATATTTATATTTAGGTGCAACCTTTTTATTTGCTGCATATACAGCCTGTGACGCCTGATTTGTAACTTGATTAACAGATGTTCTAACAATAGTTTGAATCTGATGATTAGCCAGCTTTGTTATTTCACCACCAGCCGCAGCAATTTGTTTAACGTTACCTTTTTGTGAAAAGCTTAGTCTACCAATGAGTCTCCTACTAATCTGGTCTAGTGTCTCACCAGAGAAAACTCCTGATCTAACTGCTAAATCTAACTTTTCTGCTGAGGACGTTGCTATACCCCTAAATGCTTTCTGTACTGTCTGACCATTTGGAAGTGTTATCATTGCTCCCTGCTGGGCTGTGAGTTTGAATTTGCCAGATCCAAATTGTTTAAAATTATCTTCTGTAAAAGCCTTATCAGTAAATATATTTATTTCTGATGGGTCTGTCATTATTACAGAGTCTGCATATTTCTCGCTGATAGCAACGCTGTTTATGGGTATCCCTCCAGTTTCTGTTACCTTTTGAAGTTCATTGACAATAAATTCACTCTGAAGCTGTGCAACTCCTTGCAACTCCTTTTTCATATCAAGGGCTGATCTAGCCCACCATGTATTCAAGCTATCACTTGATTGCTTAATTATGGCTCTAAGTCTTTTTCTAGTCACTGGTGCGATTATTCTTGTACCGCCTTTTGCTATTTCAGTGACCTGTCTTTGGTCTATAGATCTTAATTGTTTTGCTGCATTGAGGATTATTTCGTTGTAGGTACGGACATACTTTTCAGCAACAGCGTTTCCATATCTATTGATGTCAATAGTTTCTCTAAAAAATACCTCTGGAGTGGACATTTATCATTCGTCCTCTGTGTCCGCTGGCTCCTCCGCTGGGGCTGGTGGCTCTTCCCTTTCTGTCAATCCTCCGTTCTGTGTTGTTTCGATCTCATCTTCTACATCAAAGTCATCACCAAGAATCTCTCCAGCCGATAGTTGGTTCAATAATGTCTCCTGACTGATAGTGCCAGAGGTAAACAATGCGAGTAACGACTGGATCTCTTGTGGTTCTAATCTTGTACTTACAAAGTCTCTGTTTACAAAGCTGCTTCCAGCGTTAGGCTCATTTAAATACTCACTATGAAACTTGAGGCAGTTATCAATTAAGTCTTGCATCTGCTGGGCAACCACCATCATTGTGCTGTCATTCTGAGATCTATCTATTCTCTTAGCCTCTGCTGTTTCTCCTACTAACTTCTGCCCTAAAACTGCGGCCAGCGATAGTGTATTGATTTGTTCTTTAATATCATCAAGCCTTTTGAACTGACTGTCATAGCTATCTCCTGATGGGCTGATATATTCCATGCGTGACTCAGGTGGCAATGCTAATGCCTCACTAGGCCCTGTTGTTATCTCATCTGCATTTGGATAGCCAAAGACTGCAAGCAATGGAACAGAACTGATGTGCAATATGTTGTCCAAGTCAGACTGGATCTGGTAATGCTTTAGGTTTAGTTCTGCAATGTCATACAAAGGACTACGGCTTTCATAGAATCCAACTCTATTTGAGTATGCAACTGAAAAAGGAATCTTGTCTTTAAGACTCATTTCACCCTCTTCAAACAATTTATATTCACCCTTTTTATCGTCTTTCCTATGGATTTCATATCTACCACGCTCTAAAACCCTAACCTGTGTAATGTTCTTTTCACCATAGGCTCCATCTGGCTCAACAATCTTTTCCAACAAACGTACTTGTGTGAGTTCTCTTGCACCATTTATGATCTCAGTCCTCCAGCCTAAAATATCTGATGGTTTATATGTCACCCAATATGGCCTTGCCTTCTCGCCTTCCTTTGGTGCATCTACCAAAACACCACAATGACCGAATGATATTACTATCCTTGCTGTTTGATAGAGCCAGATATTCAAGTCATTGCCTTCTAGATCTACGTCAAATAGTTGTTCTCTTACCAGATCAGAAACATCATCCAGTCTTACTGGCTTTCTAACCAGCATACCTGACAACATTTTCTCGATTCTCTGAAGATATGGGACTACTGTTGATCTTGCAAGTCTGCGATCATAACTATCGTCCACCTCCCTTTCAAGCTGCGGCAAGTATTTTCTATGTTCTGATCTAATCTTGTATGTGCCTTCCTTCAAATCTGCTATCAAATCCCAAAACTGAGCCATGCGTTGATAAGCTGCGTTTGGGCTTACAACTGTTGTAGGAGCTACTGTTATGGGCTGATTGTAAATATTTAGTGAGCTATACACAGTTTTGCCTCAATAATATCATGTTCTTAATATATTCTAATCCCTGTGGGTTTGCCTGACCTTGCAAATAATGGATTGAACTCTCTCCAAATGCAATATCCAAGCGCATCGGCCATATGGTCATAGCCTGACTCTTTATCTGGTTCTCCTTTTTCTGTGTA